GGTGCAAGTGGAACTGCTTGGAACAAATTATGGGTAGACGATATAGATTTAAATGGACAAGGTAGTATTTCAATAGGTGGAACAGGAAGAGTAGATTTAGATGCTGACGATGATACTTCAATTAGGGCTTCAGCAGATGATGTAATAACATTTGAAGCAGGTGCAGTTGATATTGCACAGATGACTACAACAATGGCAGTATCAGGTTCTTCAGTATCTACAGGTTCATTTGGTAAAGTATTAGGTGATGGTTCAGAGTTAACAAACGTAACTGATGATGGTGCATTAGCTTTCTCAATAGTATTTGGAGGTTAGTTTTGAAAAAAATAGATATTTATAGTAGAAGAAAAGTGTAAAAAATAGGAACAAACAATGGCAAATACCTTTAAAAATGCAGCAACTGGATCAAACACAACAATAAATCCGTTCTATACTTGCCCAGGAGCTACGACTGGTGTGGTTCACGCAATTTATGTAAGTAATATTGATGGTACAGATGATGCTACAATAAATGTTACAGTTAGTGGTAGTGCTAATTTTACAACACGAAGACATATATTGAAAACAGTAAATGTTCCTGCAGATTCAACTCTTGTTATTGAAAAACCAATCAACTTGGGAGCGGGGGATAAATTAGAAACACAAGCGTCAGCAAATGGTGATTTAGAAGTATTTGCAAGTATATTGGAGATAACATAATGGGTAATATTAGTTATCTTGGAAATACCAGAGTAACAAACGACTCAGAAATTGAAGGTGACCTTACAGTATCAGGTTCCGTAAAGGTTGAATCTTCTTTACTTATAGCTGGTTCAGAGCCAGTAACTTTTGGAACACTGCAAAAAATGGTTGTAACTGAAGACACAACAAATTTATTAGATTTTAATTTTATATCAACTTCTACAGGAGAAGTGATAATATATGAAGCAGTATAAAAAGATATCATAATGATATTTATTAACAATATAGGAACAACGAATGGCTAAAGTACACTCAAGTCTAGCGACAACAGAATTACATAATCCGAAAGGTATCGGAGTTGAAAGTGCAACCGAAGAACTCTTGACAATGAGCGCCTCTTTAGGTGCAGTTAGTGCAAGTGCAAGTATAGTACCACATACAACTGATGTTTTTAGTTTAGGAACGGATTCATTACGTTGGACTAACGTTATCGCATCGGGTAATGTTTCATCTTCATTAGTTTCTACTGGTTCTTTTGGTAGATTAGAGTTAGCAGGAAACGCAGATATAGACGGAACACTAACTATCGCAGGTGGAACAACAACACTTGGAGATTCGGCTAGTGATACTGTGGTTATATCTGCAGATTTGGCATCAAATCTTATACCAGACGCTGATGGAACGAGAGATATTGGTAGTTCAGCAGCTTCTTGGAGAAACATCCACTTAGATGGAACAGGTTCTTTTAAAAATACCATTATTGAAAATAGAGAATATTTTTCAGACGCTGGTGGTGAATACATTAGTGGTGATGGAACAGATATGACACTAAACTCTGGAGCTGATATTAACTTGACAGCCACAGCAGATGTTAATATACCAAGTGGTGTTGGAGTAACTTTCGGAAATGACGGAGAGAAGATAGAGGGTGACGGCACAGATTTAACGATAGCATCAAGTGCTAAATTAAATCTTACAGCGACGAGTGACGTTCACGTTCCTAAGAATGTTGGTATAGTATTTGATGATAACGCAAGTGAAAAGATTGAATCAAACGATACTGACTTAACTATAAACTCAGGAGCTGACATAAACCTTACAGCAACAAGTGATGTAAATATACCAGCTAACGTTGGTGTTACTTTTGGTGATGACGGAGAAAAAATTGAAGGTGATGGTACAGATTTAACCATAACTGGTAATAACATCAATCTTACAGGAACTGCAGATATCAAAGTTCCAGCTAATGTAGGAGTTATGTTTGGAACGCATGAGAAGATTGAGTCAGACGACACAGATTTAAGTATAACAGTTGGAAGTGGTGGTGATATAAACATACCAGCTAATATAGGATTAACCTTTGGTGATGACGGAGAGAAAATTGAAGGTGACGGCACAAACATGACTATAAGTGCCAACAAGATTTTAATAAATAGTGCTGAAACAAGTGGTTCTTCTACTTCGACTGGTTCATTCGCACATGGACATTTTGCAAGTAAGGTTGGTATTAACGAAGTAGCACCCGCTGAAGCGTTAGAGGTTGTCGGTAATGTGAGTGGTTCTGGTACAGGTTCATTCCATCATGGTTTGGTGAGACAATACTCTTACCTATTTGATGAGGGTGGTGAATACCTATTAGGTGATGGAACTGATTTAACTATAGCATCAGGACAAGATTTAAACCTTACAGCAACTACGGATATTAATATTCCATCAGGAGTTGGATTGACATTCGGTGATGACGGAGAAAAAATTGAGGGTGATGGAACAGACCTTACCATAGCAGGTAACAATATCAATCTTACAGCCGTTGCAGATGTAAAAGTTCCAGTTAATGTCGGTGTAATGTTTGGAACACACGAAAAAATAGAAAGTGATGATACTGATTTAAATATATCAGTAGGTGCTAATGGTGATATAAATATACCAGCTGACATTGGTCTTACTTTTGGAGACGATGGTGAAAAGATTGAGGGTGATGGTACAGATTTAACAATAGCATCAAGTAATGATTTAAATTTAACAGCAACAACAGATATAAACATACCAGCTAACGTAGGTCTTACTTTTGGTGATGACGGAGAAAAGATAGAGGGAGACGGAACAGACCTTACTATAGCAGGTAACAATATCAATCTTACAGGAACTGCAGATATCAAAGTTCCAGCTAATGTCGGTGTGATGTTCGGAACACATGAAAAAATAGAAAGTGATGATACAGACTTGACGATTACGGTGGGTTCTGGTGGAGACATCAATGTTGGTGCAAATATAGGAATGACATTCGGTAATGACGGAGAAAAAATTGAAGGAGACGGAACTGATTTAACTGTAGCTTCAAGTGCTAAACTAAACTTGACTGCTACTTCTGATGTTCATATTCCAAAGAATGTTGGTATAGTATTCGATGATGATGCGAGTGAAAAGATAGAATCTAATGATACAGATTTAACCATTAATTCAGGCGCTGATATAAACCTAACTGCAACTTCTGATATTAACATTCCTGCAGAAGTAGGTTTAACATTCGGAGCTGATACAGAAAAGATAGAAGTTGATGGTAGTAATAACCTTTCAATAATTTCAAATGGAAACACATTAATTGAAACTGTTACATTTAATAATGGTAATGTAACAATTCCAGGAGACTTAACTGTAACTGGTGATAGACTTGAAGCGCAAGTTGGTAGTCTACAAGTCGCTGACCATACCATAACGGTTGGTAGTGGTTCAGCTACATCAGCACTAATGCACAATGGTGGTGTTGATTGGGGTATTAGTGGAAGTGTAGCATTTTTAAGATATAGACACGCTGGAACTGCACTTTCTTCAAGTGTATTTATGGAAGCACCTAAACTTACAGTAGATACGATTACATTAGACGCAGCTGAAATTGATGCAAGTGGTGCATTAACAATTGATACAGGCGCAGACTTAACATTAGATGCTACAGGAGATGTAAATATACCAGCTGACATAGGATTAACTTTCGGTGATGATGGCGAAAAGATAGAGGGAGATGGAACTGATTTAACTATAGCCTCAAGTGCTAAACTAAACCTTACAGCAACAAGTGATGTTCACATTCCACAAAACGTTGGATTAGTCTTTGACGCTAATGCTAGTGAAAAGATTGAGTCAAACGATACAGATTTAACTATTAACTCTGGCGCAGACATAAACTTAACTGCTACGACAGATATTAACATTCCATCAGACGTAGGTCTTACATTCGGAGATGATGCTGAAAAAATAGAGGGTGATGGTACAGATTTAACCATAACTGGTAATAAGATTAACTTATCACCAACCGCTGACGTTCACATACCTAAGAACAAAGGTATTGTATTTGATGATAACGCAAGTGAAAAGATTGAATCAAACGACACAGATTTAACAATTAACTCTGGCGCAGACATAAATTTAACTGCAACTGCAGATGTTAATATACCTGCTAACGTTGGTATTACTTTTGGTGATGACGCTGAAAAGATAGAGGGAGACGGAACAGATTTAACAATCTCTGCAAATATTCTAAAGATAGCTAGTGGTATGACAAGTGGTTCATCAGTATCTTCAGGTTCATTTGCTCATGGACATTTCCACGAAGTGGGTATTAACACAAAAAATCCTGCAGAAGCATTACACGTAATAGGAAACGTTAGTGGTTCAGGAACAGGTTCATTCCACCACACCTTGACAAGACAATATTCATATTTATTTGATGAGGGTGGTGAGTATCTAACAAGTGATGGAACTGATTTAACAATCGCATCAGGACAAGACATTAACCTTACAGCTACAACTGATATAAACATACCAGCTAACGTTGGATTAACTTTCGGTAATGATGGTGAAAAAATTGAAGGAGACGGAACAGACCTCACGATAGCAGGTAATAACATTAATCTTACAGGAACTGCAGATATTAAAGTTCCAGCAAACGTTGGTGTTATGTTTGGTACTCACGAAAAAATTGAATCAGACGACACAGATTTAAGTATAACAGTAGGTTCTGGAGGTGACATTAACATACCTGCAAATATTGGTTTGACGTTTGGTGATGATGGAGAGAAAATTGAGGGTGATGGAACTGACTTAACGATTAGCGCTAATAAGATTAAGATTGATTCCGCACTTGTAAGTGGTTCATCCACTTCTACAGGTTCATTTGCAAATGTATTTGTAGCAAATAGACTATCCTTTAATGACCATAGCGGAAACTCAACAGGTGAATATTTAGAAAGTGATGGAACTGACTTAAATATTAATGTAGGTGGAAGTGGTGATATTAACGTACCAGCAAACATCGGTATGACGTTTGGAAATGACGGAGAAAAAATCGAAGGAGACGGTACAGACTTAACAATAGCATCAAGTAATCTATTAAATTTAACTGCAACTACTGATATTGTGATACCAACTAATGTTGGTTTACACTTTACAGATGCAAATGAGAAGATTGAATCTGATGGAACTGATTTAACAATAAACTCAGGTGGTAAGATAAACCTAACTGCAACTTCTGATGTTCATATTCCAAATGACGTTGGTATTGTCTTCGGTGGTGCTAGTGAGAAGATTGAGGGTGATGGAACTGACTTAGTGATATCAGCAAACAATCTAACAGTAGATGCAGCTGCAGATATTATATTAGACGCTGCTGGTAATGATACTATAATAAAATCAGCTGGAACTGCAATCTTAACTGTTACAAACTCTTCAAGTGATGCTGTTTTACATTCAAATGTCAACAACAAATCTATGATATTTAAGGGTGAAGATGGTGGTTCAACCATAACTGCACTTACATTATCTATGGCAGATGCAGGTCTTGCTAACTTTAACAATGACGTTGTGGCATTCTATTCTTCAGACGAAAGATTGAAAGATAACATAATAAAAATCGGAGACCCGTTAATGAAACTTTCGGAACTTCGTGGTGTAGAGTTTGATTGGAATGATAACAAAGAAGCATATGCAGGTGAACATTCATATGGTGTTATAGCACAAGAAGTAGAAAAAGTTCTTCCTGAAATTGTAACTGAAAGAAGTGATGGATATAAAGCTGTTAAGTATGAGTTAATAGTTCCATTATTGATAGAATCAATCAAAGAATTACATAAAAAAGTAGAACACATCGAAAAAAATTGTGAATGTTTGGATAAGTAATTAATACTTATTATTGTTAAACAAACTATGAGGAAATGTTATGGCAGACAAGGAAATTAAATTTACAGACACAGAGTTAGCATCTTTAAAACAGATTCAACAAGACTATCTCGAATGTCAAACCGCATTTGGTCAAATAGCAATTCAAAAAATCGCACTTCAACAACAGATAGATTCTTTAGCAAAAGGTGAAGAAGAATATGCTAAGAAGTATTCTGATACTCAAGCAAAAGAGAAAGAAGTTGGTAAAGAATTGAATGATAAATATGGTTCAGGTAATTTAGACCCTGAAACTGGTGTATTTACACCAAATAGTTAATAAAAAACTTAAAAAAATAAATAAAAATCCCCTTATTATTGTATTTGGGGATTTTTGTATATACTTATAAATAAACAAATTTTCTTTATTTTAACAAAAATCATTTAGGAGAAACTCAATGGCTGAAAGAATCGTAAGTCCTGGTGTATTTACGCAAGAACGAGACTTATCATTTCTTCCACAAGGTGTAGCAGACATTGGAGCTGCGATTATTGGTCCAACGACTAAAGGTCCAGCTTTTACACCTACTGTTCTGAATAACTATTCAGAATTCGAAGAGATGTTCGGTGGTCTCGATAAGCGTTTTTATACGCCATATACTGTACAGCAATATTTACGTTCCGCTGGTTCGGTAACGGTCGTGAGGGTTTTAGGACTAGGTGGATATAAACCTGATATAATAACATTATCTTGTAGAATTAGTGGTTCAACTAAAGACCACGCATTAGCTGTTTTAGCACCATCACGTGGAGCTGTAAACGGTACTGGTGACTTAACACCATCTACAGGTAGTGGAACTTTTACAAACTACACATTGGTAGTTAGTGGAAGTGATGTCACAACCTATACAAAAACAATTTCGTTTAGTACAGGAAGTGCAAATTATATCGGAGATGTCCTTAGTACAGACCCTCAGATAGCAGATGATGGAGCAGGTACAACTGTACCAGTCTATCTTTACAAAAACTTTAAGGGGATACAACATTCCACAGGTTCAGGCGCTTGGCAAAGTGCAATTACCTCATCAACAAGTACACTTGATTTAAATTCAGGCGTAACTACATTTGATGCTGATGGAAATGCTGACACATGGACTGGTAACAAAGATTACAATGTTGCTAGAACACCTTACATCCAATCACAATTAGTGGCTGGAGCAAGATATAACTTATTCAGAGTTTATACACGTTCACATGGAACAAATATGAACAAAGCATATAAGACTAATATCTTAAATATTAAAGCAGCATCTTCGGTAGCAGGTAGTGATTATGGAACATTCTCATTACAGGTTCGACATCATGCACCAAATAAAACAAAAGACAATCAGATAGTAGAACAATATGACAATTTGACATTCGATCCAGAAGCAGCAAACTACTTCGCTAAAGTAATTGGTGATAGGTTTGTTGAAATTGATTCAAATGGTAAGTTGACATACAAAGGTGATTATCCAAACTTGAGTAAACATATCAGAGTTGGTGATTACAAAAACTTAGAAAATATGCCAACTACAGTTGTTCCTATGGGACACAGCGCAGTGAATATTCCTGTAGCTAGTGCACCAAGTGCATCTTTTGTTCACACACAACAGAATACTAACGGTGATTTCGATTCAAACATATTTTATGGTTTTGATTTCGATATGGATAAACGTCCTGATAATGGTGAATATTTATCACCAATTTACAAGACAGCCGCTACAACTGGTAATGTTTCTATGTCTCTTGAGAATATGTTAGGACACGCTGACGCAAGTGCATTAGCATCTACATATTCAGACGCTACAGAAAACATTACATTATCACTTTCAGCTATTGGTCAGAGGAAATTTACAGTACCTTTCCAATGGGGATTTGATGGTGANAATCCTGGTAATCCAAAACTTGTCGGTAATGACATCACAGCAGCTAACACACAAGGATTTGATATCTCAAGTGCTACAGCAAGTGGTTCAGTAGCTTACAAACGAGCAATTAATGCTGTAAGTAATCCTGACGAATTTGACATTAACTTGTTGGTAACACCTGGTGTGATACATAGATTACATCCAAAGGTAACAAATCACGCAATATTGAAAGTTGAAGCAAGAGCAGACGCTTTCTATGTGATGGATGCAGCTGCATACGGAGATACTATNGCTACNGTAACAAATACTGTAAGTGCTTTAGATACAAACTATGCAGGAACATATTANCCCTGGGTTAAGATAGTTGATGGAGACACAAACAGACCAGTATGGGTCCCACCATCAGTCGTATTACCTGGAGTAATCGCATTTACTGATAAAGTCGCACACGAATGGTTTGCACCAGCTGGTTTAAATCGTGGTGGTTTGACTACGGTATTAGAAGCTAAAACAAGATTAACACACGCTGAAAGAGACGATCTCTATGAAGAAAGAGTTAATCCAATAGCTTCATTCCCTGGTCAAGGTGTAGTAGTATTCGGACAGAAGACACTACAATCCAAACCATCAGCATTAGATAGAATCAATGTTCGTAGATTGTTGATTGCATTGAAGAAATTCATCGCATCATCCTCAAGATACTTGGTATTCGAACAGAATACAGTAGCTACACGAAACAGATTCTTGAATATTGTTAATCCTTACCTTGAAAGTGTACAATCCAATAGTGGTTTAAGTGCATTTAGAGTAGTAATGGATGAAACTAACAATACTCCTGATGTTGTAGATAGAAACAGATTGGTAGGACAAATCTTTATTCAACCTACAAGAACTGCAGAGTTCATTGTGTTGGATTTTGTTGTTCAACCTACAGGCGCATCGTTCCCTGAGTAATTTNNCTTATAACATACGCTGACGTATATAGAAAACCCCGACTTCGGTTGGGGTTTTTCTTTTCCTATAAAACTACTATAAAACTAAGAAGAACTATGTAATATTCATATTACTTATTTTTTAAGTTTTTGATATTTATATTAGAAGATACAAAATGCTTTTAATGGAGACAAATAATGCCTGACATTTTAGATACGAATGAAATATTTTTTACCCCGTTTGAACCGAAAACAAAAAATCGGTTTATTATGTACATCGAGGGTATTCCATCATATTTAGTCAAAGCAGCTGCAAGACCACAGATACAGTTTGAGGAAATGGTTTTAGACCACATCAACGTCAAGAGACACCTCAAGGGAAAAGGAACTTGGCAGCCAGTTGATATAACATTATACGATCCAATCGTTCCAAGTGGTGCACAAGCAGTTATGGAATGGGTTCGATTAGGACACGAATCTGTAACAGGTAGAGACGGATACGCAGATTTTTATAAGAAAGATGTGACATTCAATATGCTAGGTCCAGTAGGTGATATAGTAGAAGAATGGACATTAAAAGGTGCTTACATAACAACCGCAAACTTTGGTGAGATGGCTTTTGAATCAAGTGAGCCAGCAGACATCACCCTAACATTACAGTATGATTACGCAATCTTACAATTCTAATCTAATAGGAGTATAAAATGACTGAATTTATAGCAGCAAATTGGGAATATATTTTGGTAGTTATTTACGCATTGGAAAAAATCGTGAAAATGACCCCGACAAAATATGATGATATCGTTTTTGATATGATTCTTAAACCAATTAAGGAAAAATTTACACCATCAAAATAAATTGTTATTTGAACAATTACTAATATAGTTATTAATAAACAGGTTTTAAATCTTAATGATAATAATCAGAGGAAACTCATATGGCAGAATATAAGTTCCCAACGGAAGTAGTTAATCTTCCGTCTAAGGGAAAGTTGTATCCAAAAGACAACCCTTTATCAAAGGGTGAAGTTGAACTAAAATACATGACAGCAAAAGAAGAAGATATTCTTACTTCTATAAATCTAATACGAAAAGGTATTGTGATAGATAAAGTTCTTGAATCACTTATAGTAGATAAAAAAGTCAAGATTGATGATTTACTAATTGGTGATAAGAATNCACTAATGATTGCTGCAAGAATACTTGGGTATGGTAAAGAATATAATGTAAAAGCAAATTGTTCAGAATGTGGTAAAACAGGTGATTTAAAAGTTGATTGTACGCAACTAAAAGATACAGAAATTTCAGATGATACAAAAGAAAACAAGTTTTCTATGAAATTACCAACTACTAAAGTAGAGATAGAATTTAAACTATTAAATAGTGGTGAAGAAATATTGGTAGATAAAGATGTAGAAGCTATGAAAAAAGTTCAACCAGACATAGATTATACGAATTCATTTAGATTTAAAAAAATGATTACTTCAGTAGATGGTGATACCACACAATCAGTTATTAATGACTTTGTTGATAATAAGTTTTTAGCAATAGACTCTCTTGAGTTTAGAAAACATCTTAACAAAGTTACTCCTGGAGTAGATATGAATTATCCATATATTTGCCCACATTGTTCGCACACTCAGGAGGTAGTGGTCCCATTAGGGACAGGGTTTTTTTGGCCTAACGCATCATAACAAACTTCAAGTTCACGAAGAAATATTCACACTATTAAATTACGGAAAAGGTGGTTACACTTTTGATGAAGTGTATGCTATGCCCGTACATCTCAGAAGATACTATCTAAAAAGATTAGCTAAAGAGTATGAACATATCGCTA